GGACCCCTCACGGGGTCCACTACAGTGAACGTCACTGTAACCGCCCTTTCACATCTAAGGAGTTGGCCTTTATGTTCGTTGAGAAAAACCGCAGGTTTCATACCAATCTTGGTAATGATCCCCGTAGGCTTCTTGACCCTCATAAGTTGTATGAGGAGCGATTCATAAAAGCTAAAGCTAGTGCTACTGGTGTGGGTAAACTTGTTTTCGAGTTTATCCCGTTCTCCGTGATCAAGTCGTTTGCGCTTGCAATCGACCCATTCGCGAAGTTTCGGGCTCTACCGATAAAAGTTTCCCCCATATCTAGAACGAGGACGCGCTCAATCCAGAGTGTCTTGGACAAAAGAACGTACAAGAGACGCCGGAAACGAGACATATACACTTCAGTCATTTGGTCCACCATTGGTGGGCCTCCTGGTCTGTTTTGTTATAGTCCTCCTCTACATAGTCCTCTTTCAGCGACTACGACCTTGGACTCCGGAACAAATGCTGTTCCGATACAGCCCAATACTGTCATGCGTATGAAAGATACGACCACACGTACACGTCCAGCAGGCTCGGAATTGGGAGAACTTGAAATGTTCAAGTTTCAAATCTTCTCCCCTTCCTTGAATGCTAGACTCCGTGAGGTCAATAAGGATTCTCTTACCATGCAATGCAATAACCAGATTAACTGGTTTATTGACGAGCTATGGTCTGAGGATACTGGACCCGCTGGCACTATGTCCAAAGCGCTCTTGGACTCTCTGCATGCCGCGGAAAAGACTCGGTTAGAGAACCTAATGTCTGATAAGGCATTAGGCCTCGTTTCCAAGACTGTTCCGATGGCGCGCCGTTATACGGCGTTCCGTAATGTGGCTGAACTCAAGGATCTTCCCAGGGCCATCTTCTCACTGAAGAGGGCTTTCGAGAATTTCAATGGGTCCATATCCGCATTGTCCAATAGTGACCTTTCGAACTTGAGAAAGTATCTCAATACGAAAGCCACTAAGGACATCCCAGGTGAATACGTAGGTTTTCACTTCGGATGGAAGCAGATTTACAAGGACGTTATGGACTTGTTGGTTAAACCGGTTCGTGCTTCGCGTGAGATTAATAGACTCATGCGAAGATCCGGTCAGCCAACAACGTTTCGTTCCTTCAGCAAGCTTGTAGGAGACGTAACGACTACTCCTGCCTTTAGTTACGCAACACCCTGGAATAAAATCACGAATGTGAGTGATGTTACATCACACACTAGGCATCATGAACTACGATGTGTAGTTAATGCTACCTTTGATTTTCCCAAGGTGAATGTGCCTAAGTTTAGACATGATTTACTCATGCATAAACTCGGGCTGTACCCCATGCCAGCGGATATGTACAATCTTATCCCCTGGTCCTGGTTGGTTGATTGGTTTACTGGTCTGGGTAATTACGTCGAAGCTATCGACTCAATTAACACAGACAAGTCACTGATCAACTGGGGGTTACTTACCGGTATCACGAAAGGTAAGATAACCACGGTACGTAACTATCAGGTTACTGACAGAATCTACGGTACTGTAGATCACGTTTCGTATAACATACCTTCCGTAAGGAAGTATGCTCATACATCCGTGCTCGAGTACACCTTACAAATCCGTAAGGACGTAGTTTCTGCATATGATGTGAAATCTACACTGGAACCAGCCTCATTGAGTCTGTACCAGCAATCGATACTTGCGGCGATATTTGCTAGTCGCCGTAAGTGATTGTTGCGCCATCCTGGCGTAACATGATCACCTCACACCATCAGGAGTCGTCTTCTATGCTCGCAGATCCAGTCACTATCGCCGCGAATGCTCCCACCCCTTCCCTGACTTTGGCTATTGTCAAGTCAGACGGATATGGGTCCGAACGTGTCGATACTGGCGGTTCCGGATTCGGAACCGTCATCGTCCACACGCCGGGGAAGAATGGCAATCGTCACTACGTCAAGATGACGCAGACGAAGGATGCCACTAATCCGTATTCCGGCCTTACACAGAAGCAATCTGCTTCTGTGTCCCTGTCAATCAGCCGTCCTTCGTTCGGATTCACGGACACCGAAATGGTGAACCTGACTCGCGCACTGACGGACTTCCTGGCTGACTCGGAAGTGACTACCGCTCGCATTCTCCAGATGCAGGCTTAGTCAGCCTACATCTCTCACACTGGCTCCCAAGCAGGGGGTCATACCCCTAGGAGGCAACCTATGTGTAGAGCATGCGACCGTGTACGTCGTAGTTTTGAGATGCATCCATTCTATTGGTCTATCTTGACCTTTAGACTGAAGCAGTTGGTGCACTTCTTCCAACGAAAGCAAGTTCAACTTGAATTTGCCTTCGATCGTTGGAGTGCACCATCTCTCTTCTACGCGGCCATGGTGCTCACCCTCATTGCGTTTTCAGTAACGCTTGTTGGGTGTTCAACGCGGTTTGACGGCGAAGTAAAGAAGACTCGGAATTCCCAACCACAAGGTGGTGAGAATGAAAAGTCCGATCGTACTCCTCCGAAGCCTGTTAACTGACGTTAACAGGTTAGAGTCAGATGTGAAAGGCCTCGAGCGTGATATCATCACGATCGAGAAGCGGTACGAAGACGAAGGCGATGGCTTCCTAACCATCGCCCTACCTGCCTTTGGTCATGCCCTCGATAGAGGACTAGCCGATGGCAAGTTTACCTGCCCGCGCGGCCTTAAGAAAGTCCGCGGGGGAGCAATCCCGAGATTATTCTCAGGTATGCTCTGTAAGGTCTTCGATATCGAAACTGGGAACTTAAAGAGTGACTCTCATGAAAGCACTGTGAAGTGCCTCCGTGAGATACTGTTTCTCTTTAAGAAACTCCGCTTAGACTCTGATTCCGAGGAATTCCTCGATATCAAAGCGAAAGAGGGGTTTTTCCAAAATGACGAAACGTGTTCTCGTGAATTTGTACCTCACGAGCGCATGCTCTTCATTTTGGATCGTGTTTCTTCCTACATACTCCCAAACATTGATACTTTCGATGAGAGGGAGCTGGAGTGTAAACACGGCCCAGGAGCTGTCGTTGAAGGATTTACGCCCAACCAGAAATGGGCAAGCGTAGGGCGGTTCTCACCGTTCCTCCAGAATTTCGGCTACGACTCGTTTTATCTCCGTGAGGAGATGGGCGAGCACGTCGTCGTTCCTGGTGCTTCCTCGACAGACAGTGCTTCGAGCAGCATTTCCAAGCTTATAACCGTCCCGAAGAATTCTACTTCGAGACGGACTATAACTGTTGAACCCTGTGCACTTCAGTTTGTGCAACAGGGACTCAACGCTCTGCTCAGAGAGAACATTTCTCGCTGTTCAGTGTTACGTTGTAGCTTGGATCTAACCGACCAGAGTAAGAACCAAGTTCTTGCGCTGGAAGGCTCTCATACCGGACTATGGGCGACTCTTGACCTTAAGTCTGCAAGCGACTTACTATCTGTGAAGTTAGTAAGTATCGTTTTCAGGCATCGGCCTCGATTACTCGAAGCCTTGATGTCATGTCGCTCTACAGAGGTACGATCTGGATCTTCGATCCAGCCTCTGCAAAAGTATGCCGGCATGGGTAACGCAACTACGTTCCCCGTACAGAGTATCGCATTTGCTGTTCTGGCAATTGCTTCACTCTTAGATGGAGACAACAAGTTCCCATCTTTTCGGAACGTGTTACGCGCTGCTCGGAATGTTCGGGTATACGGTGATGATATCATCGTACCATCCAAACATTCTCATCTGACGATGGACTGGATTACTGCTTTTGGCCTTACGGTCAATCGCAATAAGTCTTTCACGACTGGAAACTTTCGTGAAAGTTGTGGCGTCGATGCTTACAGGGGAGTCGACGTGACCCCTCTGTACATTCGATTCCATCCAGACCACTCCTCTAAGAAGGAGCCTAACACTATTGCTCATTTAGCAAGCCTTAGTAACCATGCTTGGTTGCGGGGCCTCTATTCAATGAGCACATACTTACAGGGAGTAGCGGAAAGGGCATTAGGAAAGTCCCTCCCGTTAACTAACAGTAAGTGTGGCCTGTTAGGGCTTCATACTCGTCGTGATGCTCATGAGTTCCATCGCTGGGACTCTAAGCTTCAATGCCCCGTAACGAAGGGGTATATGCTTCTCCCTCTTAAAAGGAAGGATAAGCTCGACGGATATGCTGCACTCCTCAAGTCGTTCCATGTTCCTCTACTTGGTAGAGCACCTGGGCATCTTGAGAAGTCTCCTGTGCGGTTCAAATCGAGAATCGCACAGAGGTGGGTCCCAGCTTACGCTGGAACAAATCCTGATATCAGATGATATCAGGTCAGAGACGGCGCCCCCTCACGGGGGTCCAGTTCCTTCGAAAGAAAGAACTGTTGGCTAATCTAGTAATTCTCAAGAAGCCTCGTGGAAACACGAGCCTCCGAGAGGAGTCCTAGCAGCC